CTTCAATGATCTTATCTAACAACCATTGTCCACCCTCTATAATCTTGTCTGAGAATATGTAGATAACCGCGAGAAGTCCTGCAACAGCGAGACCGATAGCAATAGGTATAGCGTTAGCAATTATGAATGCTACAGCTGTCATGATACCAGCGGCTATTACGGAACCTGCAATTATGGCCGCTCGTGATAGAGCCGCACCAATAACACTTCCTGCAATAAGCGCACCACGGAAAAGAGCACCACCAAGAGTACTTGCCATTACGATAGAAGCTCTAAGTACTGCTCCACCGATAACAAAGACTGTTTTCATTATGCCAGCTAAAGCGGTACCACCAGCGATTAAAGACGCTTTGATAGCACCAGAAGCAAGGAATAAACCAGCTGTCGCTCTTTGAACGAAGAACTGAGCAATACCAGCACCTAATGCACCAACAAGCTGAGAACCAAGTAGAGTAGCAATCAAAGTTTGCCCTGATGTAAGACCGAATGAACGACCTATTTCAGTACCAAGAGCCGCACCAGCAAAACCACCAAGGATTCCACCTGCCGCTCCACCAAGATTACCTGCACCACGAATGACGCTGTCTCTTCTTTCATTTCTTCTGTCTCGTGCTTTACTAAGTACAGTTTCCTGTCGCTTAACGCTTTCACTTGTCTGACGTAAGGCTTCTGTTAGTCTATCTTTTTCAGCTTCAAGCTCTACTGCACCACCTTTAAAGGTAGCACCGATGCTTTCAATGTCTGCTTTCAATCGATCTTCTGTAGCTCTAAGTCTAGATACTTGACCTCGTGAAGCCGCAACCTGACCTGCGTCACCTGCCGCACTACCTACTGCGCGTATTGCACTACCTTGTAGTAGTCCCATAAGTGCGCTTCCTACTCCACCAAATGCTTTTACTGCACCGATGAGTAGAGGTATTGCGAGTACAAAGCCGCTTACATTTTCACTGAATAACCGGAGTACTGGGGTTAGAACATCTATTCCTGTAACAGCAGAAGAACCACCAATAGCACTGCTTCCACTTGCAAGAGCACCCATTAGCTGTCCAATACCATCATGTATTGTAAGAGCTACATTTTCAGTGTTCATTGCTATTTGGTTTAATACGCCATTATCGCCTGCTTCTCCTGCTTCAAAGTTACCTGCAAAGCCTAGGAAATAGGCACCGACAGCACCAATGAAAGCAGTAGCAATTTTAGCACCTAAAGTTCCAGCTAAACCACCGCCTAGTACTGCAATAGCGAATGCACCTGTAAGTGCTACACCAAGAGCAGTAGTAATACCTTCAACTGCAAAAGCAGATACTTGGTTAATGAATCGTTTAACGTTAGATTTTAAGCTACTTATCATTGAGTCTAAACCGCCTAAAGCAGGAGCAACTAATCCGTTCTTAACGGCAATTGCTAACTCTTTAAATGTGGCTCCAACTCTTTTAGCAAAAGAAGCTACTTTATCATATGCTTTGTTGAACATGTCAGAATAGCTAATAACACCGTCTACTAGATCTGGCCATGTCGAGTTACCTACAACTTCAATGTAAAGGTCGTAGAAAATACTACCAATACTTTTAGCAAAGTCTTTTACGACATTAACTGCATCCATGAATTTACCAGCATAAGAAACTACACCGTCTACCATGCCTCTCCAGCTACTAGTTATAATGCTTTCCAGACTACCGAACTCTAGTTTAAAGAGAACTATGTCTGTTTGTATCTTTCTAAAGAATACAGATAGGTCAGAAAGACCTTCTACTATTCCGTTTGTTAATGACCCTACGATATCTCCATCACCGAATGTAGCTGTAAGTACATCATTGACAGACTTGAATACTCGGTTTAATGCTACACCGATGTCTCTTCCTGAATTCGCAATGATTTGGTTGAAGGGTATTTCTAGTAGAGCAAATTCTTTTTCAATCTGATCTTTGGCATTGATTAACGCGCTAGCTACTGTGTCTCCGGAAATCTTTCCTTCAGCGGCTAATGCACGTAATTGTCCAGTAGTAGTATTTAACTCTTTAGCGATAGCTTGTGCAATACGAGGAGTTCCCTCAAGCACGGAGTTAAGTTCTTCACCACGGAGAGTTCCAGAGGCTAAACCTTGCTGTAACTGTACTAATGATGAAGCGATTGTTTCTGCAGGACCACCACCGATCTTACCAGCCTTAATAAGTACTTCAGTAAGAGTTGTAGCTTCCTTGCGTGTTCGTTGTGCGTTGACAACTAAACTTGAATACAAACTAACTGTAGTCTGTAGGTCAACATTGCTTCTACGTGAGATAGCGAACAGCTTCTGTTGTTGAACAACTAACTGTTGGGTTCTACCTGTTGTAAGTGCAATCCTGTTATTTAATTCTGTAAACTGTGAGCTAAGGCTGGATATTCCTCCGGCCGCTAGCAGACCTGTTATAAGTCCCCCGGTAATCCTAGCGAAGTTGCTAAGAGATTTAACTGTTCTTTCAACAGCTTTACCAGATTGTTCTACGTTTTTGTTTATGGTCTTTAGATCTTTAGAGACATCTTTTGAAAATCCACTAAACTCTTTAGTGCTTTTCTGTACAGAAGTAGGTAGTTGGTCGATAGTTTTCAGAAGGCGTTTAAGACTGTCTTCAGCCTGTTTAGAATTACTCTTGATTTCAATTTCTAAACTCATTGATATACCTCCAATAATAAACCCCCAAGAGAATTCAAGGGGGTAAGTGTGTTATAAGATTCTTGCAACGGACCCTTTAATACTGAAGTACTTAGACACAGTAGTTTCAATAAATCGGGCAGGGGCTTGCAGGGATGATCCAGCGTTCAAATCTTGTATATACGGCGTACCGTTAGTAATATACAATGTTTCAATTTTATCTGAGGGGACAGGACCAAGCCTAATGGTTGGTGTAGGAGCAAGAGATCCTTCTTGACTATCAACTAGTCCCTTAGATGTGTTCAAAGACCAAGCGCTTCTTGCGCGTCCTGAATCCACAGGAGTAGCAAACACAAGATCACTGACTGCTCTAAAAGCAGAAATACGTTGAGCTTGATTAATCAGCTTAGTACTTTCTTCACTTAACTGCTCTTTGAGAGCATTAACGCCTTTAAGTTTCAATGAAATTGCCATTGCGATTCCTTTATTTAGATGTCGCTTTTTCGAGTAAAGCCCCGAATATCGACTTCCTAAGTGTGGATTGCATCACTTCTTCGTCAGAGCGTTTTGCCTCTGCGTCTTTAAGTGCTCGTAAGGTTGGGAATATTTCTGCGCCGCTTAGTTTTACGCCTTGTGCGTTTAACTGCATAGCGGTTCTGTTATCTTCTCGCCAACCGATTGGTCTTGCTTCCAAGAATAATGCCCACTGCTGTAACTCATTAGCAGGCATATCTTGTAATATTTTATAAACTGGCATCCCTAAGTAGAATGCCAATTCAAATATAAACATATCTTCGGGGCTTAAGCGTTTCCCACTGCGTCTTCAGTACCCATAATGGCCTGAGACAGGTTAGTAAGTTCCGTGATAGGGAAGGAGTCAAGTTCTTCGTCAGTTAGCTGATCAGCGCCTACAACAGCGAGTCGCACAACTTTACGAAGGAGATCCAAGTGGTCTCGTTTCTCTTCTGGTAGCTTATTAACTTTCTTAGTCATAGCTTCGATTTCACGAGCTTGACCAACAGTTAAACTACGTACTTCAACTTCTTCTCCCATGAAGGGAACCTTCTTTGTAATTTCTTTTCCAACTAAGTGTTTCATATCTATTAATCCTTTTTATTATCGAATAAGTGTTTGTTGTTATCTTGAAAATCATCAAGTAGTTTGTGCATCTTATTAAGTACATCGAGGGTCTCAAATATCTCTGTGCGCTTTTCAACATCTGTCTCATTAGTTGTATCTGAGAAGTCTTTAAAACGATCAAAGGTTTTACGAGAAGAGAAATCAATGTCTTTCTTCATATTGCGTAAAGTGGTTTGTAAAACAAAGCCTTTATCAAAAGGTGGTTTTTTACTATCCATTATAGTCTCCGAATTATATTATGTGAAAAGATCAGGTGGCTCCGAAGAACCACCGTTTCTAATTTTTACTATTTCTAATTAAGCAGGAAGCGCGTAAGTAGAAGTGCTAGCGTCAGCAACCAAAGCGAAAGGACCGTTAAAGTCGCCTTCGATAGTTACAGCAATAGTAGCCTGTAGGCTGTCAGACAAAGAAGGAGCGATCTCGAAAGATGCTACAGTGCCGAAGAAGAAGAAA